CTAACGTATAGCACGTTAGTGAGAGATCCCCTTTTGCTATAAAGCAAAAGTATTATTTCTGCATCAACCCCAACTCCGCCGCCCTTTCGAGGGTCTGGTAAAAGTCTAGATATTAACGGAATTTGTCATTCCGAAGGTACCTAGATTAGAGGATGCTAAGATAGTTGAACAATATTACTATCTTTCTTCTTAGTAAGAAGAAAGAATTGTTCTTTTAGCTTTAGACATGGTAGCATATCTATACTAAACTTTCCTGTAAGAAGGAAGGGGTTAGTATAGATGAGTGTGGGCTTCTACTCGATCTTCAGGTGAAGATATTGTAGATAAGGCCATCCTGTTCGTTAGTACCTCCTCCCGGGCAAAACTATGTTTGGTTAGTAACCTTATATAGTCACCCATTGGGATAAAGGACGTGCGAGGGCAGAGGTGTTCCTTTTCTATAATTAAAAGAAAAGAACACTTAAGATTGATCATTGATCACCAACTAATCGTTTCCTATGTCTAAATCTATTAAACAACAATTTAATGGCCTAGTAACTATAAAGGATAGGGAATATTCTTTATGGTTACGGGGGCTATTATTTATGTGTTTTGTGATGAAGACTGACCGTGAATACTATTTCCAACTAATGTCTCGAATAAGACAATTACAGACTCATAGCGGGAACGCTTGAATCGTAAAATATCTTAAAGAGAGCACTAGACTGGTAATGGTATGGTGTTCCCAGGATATAGAATACCGTAAAGGTATTATCTTATCTTCGGGGATACCTATCAAGATCTCAGGAGGTCTTCCTTGTATCATACCTACTCATCTCCGTCGTAAGATGGAGATTGGGGATATGAAAACAGTGAAGATCGTTTTAACGATGTTAAATTTATACAGAGTAATTAAGTGCCCTCCTATTCTTAAATTGGAGACGATCACAGATCCTTTTAAAGGGATTAGTGAAACGTTACCAATTATGGAAATAAAGAAGGTTATAGCAGATATATCATTACCGAGTTTTAAACCTCGTGTGATAAGACTGCCACTTAATTTAACTACTGCCGGTCCGAATTTCAAGATTTCGATTTTATCAGCTCCCTTTGACGCTTTCACATTCTCCATCCAATCTCATCTACTTGAATCTTTTAAGATTTATGCAGATGCGACTGGAAATTCGTGATTCTTTAAGAATCTCGAAGAAGAGTGTGCTCGTGTTCAAAACTGGATACTGTGAAATCGACTTTCTTGAATGCCGAAGAAGAAACCACTTATGCTCGGAAAGCTTTCAAAGAAATTTGAAGCTGCCGGTAAAGTGAGAATCTTCGCGATAACCGATTGGTGAACGCAGAATCTTTTCGAGCCCTTACATAACTGGATCAATGATACTTTACGTATCATTGAGCAGGATGGGACTTTCGACCAACTCGCACCTATTTCAAAGTTAACCGGTTCATACCGGGTAAGCTATGATTTAAGTGCAGCTACTGACCGTTTACCCGTTGCTCTTCAAGTTCAAATATTAGGATTAATATTAGGACAAGAAGCAGCAATGGCTTGAGCCAATCTCTTAACTAAAAGAGATTGGTTCTTAAACGTAAATGATCAGTGGGTACCATATCGATATGCTGTTGGTCAACCAATGGGAGCTTATTCTTCCTTTCCGATGTTAGCACTAACACATCATGTGATAGTGCAAATAGCGGCAAGAAGATCTGGCTTTACCTCATGGTTTACCAATTATGCTATCTTAGGTGATGACGTAGTTATCGCAGATCCAAAAGTGGGAGTGCATTATTTATATATAATGCGCGACCACCTCGGAGTTGAGATAAATCTATCGAAATCACTTGAGTCTAATATCGGTGTTATGGAATTTGCTAAAAGATTGATTAAAGGAGTAGAGGATTTATCCCCTATATCTCCAAAAGTCCTTCTTTTAGCGATCCGTAATATCTTTTATTTACCTGATCTTGTGAAAGATATGGTGGATAAAGGATTTGGTGTCGATACATCATCTCTGTTAGCTTTAGTACGAAGACCCCGACTCTTTAAAGGAATCGGTAAAGTCAACGTATATAAAGCTGTCTGGTCTTGTTTTCTTCCTTTTGGAGTTCTTGACCTAAGTCCAATACCTTTTAATGTTATTGGATCAATGGGTCGAGACCTTGTGTTTAAAATCAGAGATTTTATCTATGATTTTCAGCATAAGGCCTTCAACTCCGCCATGGAATCATCTTATCGAGCTAAAGATAGCTGATCAGATGCCCGTGAGAAGGAAAGAGGGGGGTTACCGGGTTCGGTTTTAACAGATCTTTATTCTACAAAAGTTATTGACTCCCATTTAGGGGGGCCATTAGCTAACATGCATGACTATTCTCTGAATCTAAATATATTCAGAGGGGTCACGGATGAAGAACAGATCTGGTTTTACCTTGGACTTTGGTTGAAGGAAAACTTTGCTAAGTTAATCGCTTCGCCCGCGTTCTCTGTCAATGATATAATATCACCTATTGAACAATCTAAGTCTAGAGGCCAACTGGCCTTTGACTTTTGATCAATGGTTCATATAGAAGTTAAACTTCCTAAGATCAAGAGACATTCACGCAAGTCTAAATCCAAGACTACTACTAAATCTTCTTCGTCTGAAAAGACAGGAAGACGCAGTAGTCATAAATAAAGTTTGCTAGATTTCTTTAAATCTAGCGTTACTCTAAAAGGCTAAAACCGG